CTAGCGACAAGATTCTGTCTTGCTGACTATTTATAATCTTGCCCAACTCACGACCTAAATTCATGTACTTGTTCCGCCATCGGCTCTCGACTTCGTAAGTTTCTCGTTCCATATTTAATGCCTACCCACCCACCACTTCATGTTCTGTTAGTTCGCCAATAAGTTTAGGAGTGCTCCAATCCTATCCTCAATGGTTTCTTCACACTCCGTACGTTCAAAGTCCGAGCCGTCAAGTTTAGTTACGTTGTATTCAGCTTCTACGATAAGCACTTCGCAGCCAAACGCTTCAGCAAGCTTGTCAATGTCAGCTTTTTGTTTTTCGTATGGTTCAAATGGTAGCTGTAACGCTTTCCAAAGTCTGCCGTCAAAAGTCGCTGTAAACGCTAGGTTCCCTTTGTCTTTATAGCTCATAAGAAAGCCATCCTTTTCAGCGCTGTAAAATACGACTTGTTTGTTATTTTCTTTCATGATTATTCTTCCTCACCTTCGTTATACTTCTTAAAGCTCAATCCCAAAGTTGTGATGCCTGCTGCAATTACTACCAGCCCTAAAGTGCTAGCGATGCCCTCTTTCTCGCCGGTACTTGGTAGAGTACCACCATAAACGGCTGTTTTTGGTGTCTCTTTGCTCACTGGTGCGAGGTTGTAAGATACTGCGACAGATTGTGCCGCTTTTTTATCAACGCTCGTTTTAGGGGCTTTTTCTGGCGTGCTAGGTTTTTCTGGTGTAGGTTTAGTTGGTTCCTCTGGGATTTCTAGTTCTGGCAAGTCAAGGATAGGGGCATCATTCGGAATCACTCCACCTTCAAATGGTGGCAACTCACGAACTTCTGGAATTCCCGGAATACCGCCTTGGAATTCTGGTTTATAATGAATAGGCGCTTCATTTGGTACTGTGCCACCGTTCCATTCTGGCTTGTCGTAAACTGGAGCTTCATTTGGCACTGTGCCGATTGGCTCAGTATATTCTGGTTTTACACGTTCTTCAGGAATACCCGGAATGCCACCGTTAAATTCAGGGATTTCAACTTTTGGAGCTTCACGAGGAATTTCAAATGTTGGTTCAGGCTTGTTTTCACCACTGGCATCGCCTTTACCACCGACAAGTTGAACATAACTGTATGAGATAGCACCGTCTGACTCAGCTTTCAACTCAACCTTATTGGTTGGGTTTACGCTTTCTTTAACCGCGTTAATCAATTTAGTTTTATAGTTAATATAAATCATATGATCAAGGCGATCCATTTTAATTGTGAAACCGTGGTCTGATTTACTGATTGATTTTACTAAATCCATAGCAGAACCTTTATCAATCCAAGGGTCTACGCTTTCAATCGATTTGATTTCGAAGTAATTATCAACAAGCTTTTGATTATCACTCATCTCATCAATGATTGTGACGTAATTCAATAGACGTTTAGCGTAGTTAATACGAGCAGTCCAGTTGATAACAGTTGGGTCATTCTCGTCTTGGCTGCCCCATTTAGAAAGTAATTCATCTTTACCGATTTCTTGCTCTTTTCCAATGTTTACAGTAACCACCGTACCATTGAAATTAACGTTAACTGGCTTGCCACTTTCAACCTTGTCAGTCCACTTAGCATCGAGCTTAAGACTCATTTGCTTGTTGAGTGGATGAGTGGCAAAGTAGTTATTGAATACAGTCGTAACCGTCTGAGTTTTAACGTCTGTTGATGCTTTACCCACAACAACTTTTTCTGGGTTATAGACATCAAAATCATAATTTGTTTGGAAGTTGATTTCTTTTGGCAAATCAAATTTAACCTTATCCCCTTCATTGATAGCCATATCGTCAGGGAATTTTACGTCTTTATATTCAACGGTAAACCCTGAATACTTACCAGTTCCATTTGATTGATCAACGACAACATCTGGATTAGTTACTTTAATTTCGTTGTCTTCTTTGACAAATTCAGTAGGCTGTTTAGGCGTTTCTGCGACTGGTTGTGCTACTGTTTCCGTTACTGGTATTTCTGCCACTGGTTGAGTTTCAACGGTTGGTGTGCTTGTTACTGGTGTTTCTGCAATCGGTTGAGATTCCACTGGTGCTGGTGGAGTAAATACTGGTGTTTCCGCTACGGGTGCCACTGTTTCAGACGGTGTCACCGTAACGTTGCCGGCATTATCTGCCGTGTATACGTTAGCTACCGCTGGTTGTGTGTTCGCCACTGGTTGAGTGGTTTCGTCTGCTGATACTGTGCCAGACCCAATCAATAAAGCTGTAGCAATGGCAAGTGTGCCACAAAGCCCGAAGGCTTTAGTTTTGATGTAGCTAGGTTTTGCGATTGGTTGAGTATTGAAGTTAGACATGGTATAATCTCCTTGGTATAATTTTCTTGCATGGGCCCTAACCCATGCTTTTTTAGTGCTCTCAATCCGCACCCATAGCCCACCGTTTCATGTTTTTCAATTTTTTTTAGAAAGGTATGTGTGTGAATATGTGGGTAAAGTTTATATTTTTTGGGGAAAAGTATAAGTTACACTCCACGGTGAGCCGTGGCTACGGATTGAAAGTTATGTTATTCGCTATATTTCTGCTTGAGTCGTTCTTGCTTTTCCTCTGGGGTTTCGACCACCTCGAAAAAGTATTCTGGCTCTTTAGGTTTCTTTTTGGTTAGCAATTTCTTTAATAGCTTCATGGCATCACCCGATTACTTGGTCTTCTGGTAGTCCATGAGTGCGATTGTAATCACGCATTTGAACATCCCACATTGGGCGGTTGTGAATTACGAATGTTTCCACTTGTTCGTTTTGTTTTTTAGACCAAATCCAATTGATAAGTTTTTTCATTTTTAATTTCCTTTCTGTTTTCCCTAACCGCACTAATGAGCTAGAGGTGTTTTTTAAATATCCAAAATATCGTGCGTTCTGCATGTAGCAATAAAATCAATTGCTGCATCTTGAAATAGATCTCTGCGTTTGCTGTCTGGTGTGTCTGGTTTGTTGCAGACATCTCGGTACATCAAACACTTAGTGTCGATGTCATCGAGTTCGTCTTTTTCTTTTTTCGAGACATCCATTGTCTGATTGATGTAGAGGATTAACTCCGTAAGGTTGTCGAGAGCAGGGATGCCACCTTCCATCTTGTGGAAGTCCTTGTCAAATTGAACGGCGCAAGCTACCAGCCTTTTAATATAATGGTTGTTTGCCATGTTTTTTACCTCTCTTATTCTTCTAACTATGATTACTACTGTATAGTTATCTATTAGTTATTGTTATCAGTTAGTGCCGGTAGGCTCTAGATTGTTGTTGGTTAGTGCCGTAGGCCATATTGTTATAGATTAGTACTTGTTATATATTAGTAATTGTTAGTGTGCGAAAATTGATACTATGAATTATCACGACGTGAATTATCATGCTATGAATTTTCATACTATGAATTATCACGACGTGAATTATCATGCTATGAATTTTCGACATGTGAATTTTCAGCGTTGCCTGTGGATAACTCTGTGGATAACTTTTTATCAAGGTAGGCTATAAACTCGTCTGTCATTGGTATGTCTGACACACAGATAAAGATTTCAAAACCTTTTTTATAGCCTTTACTCTTTCTAAAAAGTGCTGCATACTTCTTGTGTTTCAACTCACTGAACGCTGCTCGGTGTGAGCTCGCTCCGTTTGTCGAACGTTTTTCAAGCTCCGTCAGGTATATCCGCCAGTCACTCTTATTTGATAAGATTTCAGCAAGTAGCCCTTTTGCTTGCAAGCTCAAGCTAGTATCTTGGAGAAATCTGTTGTTCATGCTTGTATAATTTTCATCAGTATTAGTGAAAGATATACTTCATTCAGTTACGCTCCTTTCTTGTAAATACCTTGAACGATGTCATAGTAAGCATGGCCGCTAGGTATGACATATTTGGTTAGATCATCAACTCTGGAACCGTCTGCCATAATGTTGATTATGACTGGTTCCCATTTTCTTTGTTTCATGTTATAATTACCTTGATTTCAATATCTTAGGGTCTGACTCTGGCAGGGGTCAGCCTTTTTTGTTGCCTTGGCGACACTGGAGAACTAGCGAGGACTTTTGGATTTTATTT